TCAACGTTCAGCAGATTAACCAAATAACTGGGGCATGGACTTGGGTAGGGTCTGCTGCTTCTCTTGCTGTACAGCAGATCAACCAAACAACGGGAACTTGGACTTGGGCCGGATCAGCAGCAACGATCGATGTTCAGCAGATCAATCAAGTAACCGGAACTTGGACATGGGCAGGCAGTACACAGGGGATCACCACTCCAGGTGGTGCGACAGAGATCAACGCGACTATCGGGTCGTGGTCATGGGCTGGCAGCCAGGCGTCTCTTGAGCCACAGGCAGTCAATGCTACGGTTGGTGCCTGGTCATGGGTTGGTAGTGCTGCATCAGTCGCTGTCCAGTCTGTTGATGCGACCCCGGGGCTTTGGGCATGGGCCGGAAGCGTCCAGGGGATCATCCAACAGATCACCATTGATGCGAATCCAGGACTATGGACATGGGCTGGGTCTCAGGCGTCGATCCAAGGCGAGGGGACTCCACTAGGACATGGTTTCGAGATGGTCGGGACGACCAAACGTCGCAATCTCGTCTATCTGGAGCCAGACAAACCAATCGTTCCACGCAAGACCATCACCAAGCGTGATGTAGACAAACGGATATTTGAAGAGGCGCACGCCAAGGCATCCGAGATCATCAAGACGGCTGCTGTTGAACATGCAGCAGGCAAAGTATCCAAACAGGTCAGGTACGCCAGTATCAGATCAGCACTCAAGCCTCTACAAAAGAGCCTCGGAGACTGGAACTGGATCAACCTATATCAGCGGATGTACGATAACGCTCTGAATGAGGCTATCGCCAATGAACTACAGGTAATCGAGAATATCGACGAGGAAAACCTGATAATCGCAATTCTGATAGATCAACTATGAACGAGAACCAGGCTCAACTTGAAATGCTGCGGGCTGCAAAGGCTCGTGAGTTACTCGACAACAGTGTCCTAGAAGAAGCACTCAATTGCATCGAGAAGGACACAGTTAGGCTATGGGGCGCCTGCCCAGTAAGGGATATGGAAGGCAAGGAATCCCTCTGGCGCCTGTATAAGACTGCTCAGCAGTTCCGTGGAATCTTGATGGAATTCATCCATGCCGGTGAGTATGCTGAGTCTATGTTGAAGTCAGAAAAAGAGTCCAAAATCCGTTCACTTTTTCGGTAGGAGTAAATCATGGATGTCCCACGCATTGAAGTAACACTGGTCTCGTCTGCAGCAAGAACCGCCACATTCAACTCAGACGATTACTCCGATCTATCCGGAGGGTCTGGTCTGTTCATGTTGAACATCACGGCCGCATCTGGCACTACCCCGACCCTAGATATCAAGTTGCAGAACAAGGTGGCATCAGGGGTCTATATCGACGTTCCTGGTGCGAGTTTCACGCAGAAAACAACCACCGGGACGGATTATTTGATCGTGCACCCGGCGATCACGGTATCTGCCAATAAGGCGGTTTCCCAGTGTCTTGGGAGTGCTTTCCGGGTGGTCAATACAATCGGTGGCACGACCCCGAGTTTCACCTATACCCTGACCTACACGTCCTGCTAAGGAGTAATCATGACCGACCAAGTTACGACAGTCGATCCCGCACAAGACCTTTTGGCCGCTCTGGGTGATCCAGAAGAGGTCAAGGACGAAACGACAGAAGAAACCACGGAAGAAACTACCGAAGAGGTATCCGAGGAGACCACGGAAGAGCAGGACAAACCATCTCTGTATAAGCTCAAGGTCAAGAACGACAAGGGCGAGGACGAGGAGCGCGAGGTATCTGTCGAGGAATTGGCCAAGGGTTACATGCTCCAGGCCGATTACACGAGAAAAACTCAAGAAGTAGCTTCACATAAGCAGAATCTTGACGTACAGTACTCGAAGGCCCTGCAAGAGCAGCAATCCCAGGCGGTTGACCAGATCAACAAGCTTCAGGAACTGGTTCTGTCTCAGGCAGCCCCCGAACTAAACGGGGTGGATTGGGTAACGCTGAGTGTGCAAGACCCGGCGAAGTTCGTACAACTTCAGGCCCGGCAACAACAGGTCAATCAGACCTGGCACGCGCTTGAGCAGCAAAAAGCCCAACATCAGCAGGCGCAAGAGCAGGCTCTGGCTCAATCCGTCGAACAGGTGCTCAAGCACTCCGATGAGATTCTGAGCAGAGAAATCCCGGGCTTGGATGGTTCCAAGACGGCAAAACTGCTCGATGACGTGCACAAGTCGATCGGCTGGACGCGCGCGGATATCCAAACCGCAGCCAAAGCCCTTGCGAAGGCAGGCATGCACCCGGGGACACTCGGACAAGTATTGGTCCTGGCCCACAAGGCGATCCAGTTCGACGAATTGCAGCGCTCAAAACCTGCTGTCCTGAAGAAGGTTGCGGAAGCCCCCCGGATTTTGAAGCCGAGCGCTCCACAGCCTAAACAGACCAACAAGGCGGCGGTCCAGAGGCTCAGGGAAACCGGAAGAATGGAAGACCTGGCGAAAATCCTGTAAGGAGGTTGGGCCGCTGCAAACCTGAATAGGGAAAGCAATGGCCCAGCCAACCAATACCTTCAGCTCCTACGATTCCATCGGAATCCGAGAGGACCTGCAGGACAAGATTTACATGGTCAGTCCGGAGAAAACTCCGATCCTGTCCAATGGACGCCGGTTCAAGGCGAACCAGAAGTTCCATGAATGGCAACGCGATACCCTCGCTACGCCGAACAAGGACAACGCGGTAATCGAAGGCGATGACCGCACCGGTACGGCTATCACGGCAACGACCCGTGTGGCGAACACCACCCAATTGTTCGACAAGGTGGCAGTGGTCACTCGCACCGCAAAGGCATCAGTTGCCGCAGGCCGGTCTGACGAGATGAAGTATCAGGTTGCCAAGATGTACACGGAAATCAAGCGCGACCTGGAAGCATCCATCGCGTCGATCAATCCGGCAGTTTTGGGCAACGACACGACCGCTCGCAAGTCCGGTGGACTCGGTGTGTTCATCTACACCAACGTCAGCCACGGCGGTGCGGGTGCGACCACGGCTCACACCTCGGGTGCTCCGACCACCGCGAACACGGGTGGTACGAACCGGGCGTTCACTGAAACCCTGTTGAAGACTGTCCTCCAGTCCAACTACACCAATAGCGGTGAGATGGCCAGCATGATCTTCCTGACGCCTTCCCACAAGGGGGCGTTCAGCGGGTTTGCTGGTATCGCTGTGAACCGCTATCAGGTGGCGAACGGGAAACAAGGCCGGATCATCGGCGGGGCGGATGTCTATATGTCCGACTTCGGCGAGCTGACCGTGGTTCCGAACTACGTGATGGCGACATCCGGCTCGGACAACGCCTGGATTCTGAATCCGGACTACTACGGTGTTGCCTATCTTGATTCGTTCCAGTCTACGCCTCTGGCAAAGACCGGCCATACGGATAAGGAACTGGTGTTCACTGAAGCGTGCCTGGTCGTCACGAGCGAGACTGCGCATGCAAAGGTGGCGAATCTGACGCCTTGATGGAGTGATGTGATGAAGACGGTCTTCCAAGAGTTTGACTCGGAGCTTGGTATTCAAACCAGGGTCCACCAGGACGACGGGAAGACCGTCATTCAGAAGACGTACGACGCTGAGCCGTATCTCGACTATGCGAAAGCACTACGAGAAAAGACGGCTGGGCAGGGTTGGGGATCGGGCCGAGTGATCGGTACTATCCCAGATGCTGTGATGTACGCATTCGTGCGAGATGGCATCACAGGCAAGGAACTGGCAAAGAAGCTCACCGAATGGGTCAGGGCCAATCCGGCGATGATCTGTTTTGACAAGTTCCGCTAGAGGTATTTGAAGTTTTTTCCAGTGCGAACCATGCTGACTGCCGCATCAGACACACCGAATCGATCAGCAAGTGATCGACATGTCTCCTTGCTCGCTCGTATCTCACGTGCTTGTGCGTTCGTGAGTTTGGCATTTGGGTGGTCTTCGCACACGCGGTGGGCCTGCCCGTGTTTTTTAAGATAATTGAATTATGGCATATGTTGACCTCAAAGCAGCGGTGACGTCGTGGACTGCAAAGTCCAACCTGACTGCCGTTCTTGACGATTTCGTGACCCTGGCTGAGGCGAAATTCAACCGCCGGCTCAGAACCAACGAGATGGAGACTTCGATGTCTCCGACGACCATCGCAAGCGATGTGATTGCTCGTCCTGCAGGGTTGATCGAGTTCAAGGCGATCTGGGCTACCGGGGGCGAACAGCGTACCCTGGAGCAGAAGACGCTTGAATTCATCATGAAGCAACCGGCGCTATCGACGACGCCGAAGTACTACGCATGGGATGGAGCGAATATCCGCTTCTATCCTTCTTCAGGCTCAGTTGCGGCTGTGTACTACACGAAAGTCACCGCCCTATCCATCGGGAACAACTGGCTGTATGTAGCGAACCCAGACCTGTACTTATGGGGGGCTTTGGAACAAGCCTATCTATGGCTCAAGGATGACGTGAACGAGGCCAAGTTCCGAGCCATCACAGACAGCCTGATTCAGGAGTTGAATGAGCGCAGTATTGCGGCGCAAATCTCAGGTGGACCTTTGATTGCGAGGGTCAGATGATTCCTGTTCTCGGCTTCACGCCAGACATCGATGAGACGACCCCTGGCTGTCTGACCGATGTGACAGGCTTTGTACCCACTGAAAAGGGGATGAAGGCGGCTCCTACAGCGGTGTCCGTTGGGATAGCGGCTCTGGCAGCCGAGTGCAGAGGGGCCGCATTGGTTAGGAACCTGTCGGGTGTGAATACTCTGTACGCAGGGACATCTGTTGGGATGTTCAAGTCGGCCACAACGACATGGACCGATGTCAAGGCGGCTGTCTATGCTCTAGGGCTGGATGATCGGTGGTCGTTCGCCCAGTTTGGTAACGACACCTTGGCAGCGACGATCACCGAGACTCTACAAAAGGCCACGACTGGGGTGTTTGCGGCAATCGCCGGTGCTCCCAAGGGACAAATTGTCCTGAGCGCCTATGGTTTCGTGATCCTCCTTCACACGAACGAGGGGACATTTGGCGACCAGACTGACCGGTGGTGGTGTTCCGGGTTTCAGGATGACACGATCTGGACGCCTGCTGTTTCTACCCAATGTGCTACAGGTCGATTGATTGAGGGAAGCGGACCTATTACCAGCGGAGCCGTGATCGGGGATGACTTCGTGGTGACGAAGCGTCGTTCTCTCTTCCACGCTCGATACGCAGGGGCTCCTTCGGTGTGGAACTTCACCAAACTGACAGGGGATTATGGTTGTGTTGGCCAGGAAGCCATCATCAACATCGGTGGCCCTCTGTTTGTCGTGGGTGAGGACGACATCTACATCTATGACGGTGTACGCCCTCAATCGGTAGCTTCAGGCGCTTTGAAGCGGTGGTTCGCACAGAATCTGTCCAAGGTCTACTCATTCCGCACCAAGGTGATGTGGGACAGGATTAACTCCCGGGTGTGGGTGTTCTTCCCATCGTTGTCGTCGTCCGGGACCTGTGATACGGCAATCGTGTTCGGATTGACCAAGCCACGATGGGGGAAAGTCTCCCAAAGCATCGAAGCCCCTGTGATCTTCCAAAGCCCGGCTATCACCTATGACGGGGGCTCCCCGCTCGTTACTACTTATGATGCTTCCCCATCGGTTCCATATGACTCTCCGTTCTGGATTACTGGTACAGAAGCGCCAGCGGTTTTCACTACGTCCCATGTGCTTAGCACGCTTTCAGGCGCAGCGGGAACATCGACGTTCACAACGGGTGACTTCGGGGATGAGGATTACTACACCCTACTTCACAAGCTATGGGTTCGTTTCCTTCAGAGCCCGACCTCGGCCACGGCTACCGGATACACCAAAGATGTTGAGGGTGATGCGGTAGTCACGTTTTCGACCGAATCTCAAGAGGATGGCTCGTTCGATCTAAGGCAATCTGCCAGATGGCACCGGGTAGCTGTTAGCACTGTGGGTGACTGCGAATTCTCGGCTTACCGACCGAGATTGAAGCAGGAGGGCGCTCGATGAGGATGCCGATCGCTCTCAACCTACCCAGGGACCTGGCGGCACTGGTAATCCAGGTGAGCGACCTATTGATTCGTATCTCGAATCAGTTGAATGGAGTCACTGAAGGATCGATTGTTGCTATCCACAATGCACGAACTTCGGTCCCGACAACCGGAACATGGAACCAGGGGGACTATGTACGCAAGTCTAATCCGGTAGAGGCCGGTGGGGCTGGGGTGAAGTACATCATCAAAGGCTGGACCCGGGTGACCTCCGGGACTGGGAATACGTTGAATACGGACTGGTTCGAAGACCGGGCACTGACGGGGAACTGATGGAAATCTCGCTTGTCGCTCAATCGCACGTCTGCAACGAGTGGGAACTTGGGGCAAAGAACCTGGCCGAGGCTTGCGAGAAGTCCGGCGGGGAGATCACGGGCGACCAGTTGAAGATGATGCTTGCCCGTGGGGAGCGAGCACTTCTGGTTGCGAGAGAAAACAACGAATCAAAAGCCTGGGCGGTGGTTCAGGTTCAACAGCTTCCGAATATCAGGGTATTTCACGTCTACTCGATCTATGCACCAGGGGTGACGACTGACGAGATGTTCAAACAGTTTGCAGAGATTGCCCGTAAGGACGGATGTAGCGAAATCAGAGGATGCGTCAACGATGCTTCCGCAAGGATGTGGGCGCATCGGTTCGGCGCAGAGAAGGTCTACACGACCGTAAGGATCAGGATATGAGCGGCGGCGGCGGAACCAACACAGTCACCAACTCTGGACCCCCAGAGTGGGCAATCCCGTACTATCAAAGCTACTACGGGAAAGCGGCAGCGACTGCCGACCTTCCTTACACCCCCTACACAGACCAGCGGACTGCTGATATCAACCCGTACCAGCAGGCCGGATTGCAAGCAACAGCGAACCGGGCTCTTCAGGGGTCTCAGGAGGTGGGGCAGGCTCGAACCCAGTTAGGTAATACGCTGGGTGGTGGATACATGAACTATCAGACTCCGCAGAACCAGAACGCGGGAGCGTACAACTCCGCCGCTCAGATTCAGAATCCGTACTTCGGAAGCAATCCATACCTTCAAAGCCAGATCGACCAGGCATCCGGGGATGTGGTCAGGAACTACCAGACCGCAGTGAAACCGAGCATCGACTCTGCAAACGCTAGGTCAGGGAGTTTCGGTAACTCGGGCCTTCAGGAAGTTGAGAGGAACGCGCAGAGCGATCTTCAAAGGAACCTTGGGAACATCTCCAGCGGAATGAGATTCCAGGACTACACGACCCAACAAGGTCTCGGAGAGAACGCGGTCAATCGCCTATTCCAAGCTGGAGGACAACAAGCCGGGAACCTGTTCAGTTCTGGCGAGAACCTGGCGAACCGACAGGATACGGGATACCAGAACGAGAGAGCCAGACAGCTCCAAGGGATCGGGCTCGCGCCTCAGTTGGCTGGTCAGGACTACGTAGATGCTGCGGCACTTTCTGGAGTTGGAGACACGCTGAACAAGCGCAATCAGGGGTTGCTCGACACGCAGTATCAGAACTTCCTCGAAGCCCAGAACTACCCGTATAAGCAACTCGGGACCTTAGGAGGCGCTTTCGGGGTGAATGCTGGGAACACAAGTTCGACTCAAGGGCCTAGCGGGAGTCCTGTCGCGGGGGCTCTAGGCGGAGCGGCTGCGGGGGCCAGTCTGGCGCCCATGTTGTCGATTGCTGGTCCCTATGGGGCATTGGCTGGTGCGGCGCTTGGCGGATTGGGGAGTAAGTGATGCTAGGTCAACGTGAACGGTTCATTCCGTCGAGCCAGGAAATGCAGGCCGGTAAGGGTGGCGCGTCTGGTGGTAATCCGCTATCGCAGCAACTGGCGATGCAGAACCCGTACATGCCGCCTCAGATGATGAATCAGAACTACGGAGTAGGTCGGTTCACGAACGGATATCAGAACCTCGGAGTCACAAACTTCCAGCCGAAGACCTATCAGGCACCGACCACACCGTCCGTGGGTGGTTTATTCGACGCCGCTCGCAATAGTCAATCTGATTTGGCTCGCAGATTCCTGCAGCCGCTTATGGATGCAGGTGGTGGGGGTCCAGGGGCCGGTGCAGGAGTCGATGGAACTGGCATCGGCATCGGGACCAACGGTGGTAACGGTGCAGGCGGTCCGGCTCAAGGCGGGGTTTCTGGTGGCCCAGGAGAAGGCGACGGGACCAGCGGTTCTGATGGTGGTGGTGGCGGTGGTGGAGGCAAGTAATGGGACTCCTAGAAGCACTCCAGACGGGTCAGTGGACCCAGGACCCGGAGCAAAACAAGCTCATCAATCAGGGCTTGCTCAGCTTCGGCCTTAACCTCATGGCAAGCAAAGGGAAACTCGCTAACTCCATCGGCCAATCAGGTCTGGCGGCGGCTGGGGATATCAACCAGTACAAGCAGCAGCAGTTCCTTCAGGAAATGCGCAAGCATCAACTTGCTCAGATCGAACGAGAGAAGAAACTTCAAGGTAGAGAAGACACGCTGGCTGCGCTTCCTACCAAGTTCATCAAGCCGGCACAGATGGGGATAGACGCCACTGGGGGTATGGAGACTGCGCAAGACAACCAGGCTAATGTGGTGCCGCAGCAGATGGACCTTGCTGGGCTTGCAAACGCATACATGGGAGCAGAAGGTGGGCTTCAGCAGGGTCTAGCACTACAACAGGCAATCAGGAAACAGGGGCCGACATTTCATTCAATGGCCCCAGGGGCAAAGGGCGTTTTGCTCGACGAGAAAGGAAATGTTGTCAAGTCAATCGACAACCCGAAGGAAGACGCGAACAAGGGAACGGCACTTGCACAATTGATCGCTGAACAGTCGATGTACCCAGTTGGGTCTCCGGCATGGAAGTTATACGAAGAGGCAAAGACTAAAGCGGCCACCCATCAACCGGCGGCCAGCATGAACAATTACGGAACCCCGTTGCCGATCCAGCTCCCTGGAGGAGGCACTGGATATATGGCGCCGCCTACAGGACCGGGACGGCCGTCTACCGTACTGACAGTCCCTGGGACAGGACAACCAGCGATCAAACCTGATTCAGAGAAGCAACCAACAGAAGGTGAAAGAACTGCTGGTTTCCTTCTACAGCGCTTAAGGGATTCACAAAAACAATTGTTGAAAGCTATTCAAGATGACTCGATGGCAGCAAAACCAAAGGTATTACCAGAGATCGCAAGACACACTCCATTGATTGGTAATGAACCTACAGCCAATGCCATGACTTCGTCTGCTAGGCAGCGTGTCGAATCAGCTCAACTTGATATTCTTGACTCTGCTCTGACGCTCGGAACGGGAGCCGCATACACAAGAGAACAACTGCTTGGGTATAGAAAGAGTTATTTCCCACAATTGGGTGACACGAAAGAAGCCATAAAAGAT